GGGGGGGGGGCGGGGGGGGGGTGGGGGGGGGGGGGAGGGGGGTAGAGGGGCCGAGTCCCTTGTTGTTGATAGGTGCGGTACTGACCGCAAACAACAGGTGCACGACCTCGTGGTGGTGGAAGGCACCCTTTCATCGGTGCAGTGTGTTTCGTTTGCAGACACGGTGGTGAATGCAGAGACTGCACTGACGGAGCGCGTCTTCTACCACAAAGTCGTGGATGGTTCACGTACCATACACGTGAGACCACATAGACCATCATCCGAGATGGTCCATTCTCAGCTTCAACCGATAATGTCGCATTTCGTTCACCAGGCACGACGTTTGACTCCTTACACTGTCCGAGAATTTCTCGACACGTATACTGGACGCAGACGCTTCTTGTACCTGCGAGCTGCTACTTCTCTGTTGAGGTGTGGTGTCCAGAGTCGCGATGCTATCCTCTCCACTTTCTTGAAGCACGAGAAGGTGGTACTCAAGCCGGGCAAGCGTCCCGTGCCGCGAGTGATATCACCGCGTTCGCCACGATTTAACGTCGAGGTTGGGCGTTATATCAAGAAACTGGAACATGTGGTCTACAAGGAGATTGCATCCTTGTTCGGTGGTCCAACAGTGATGAAGGGGTATAATGCGTTTGAGGTCGGTCAACATGTCTTTGACGCCTGGAACGAGTTTATCCATCCCGTTGCTGTTGGTCTTGATGCGACTAGATTTGACCAACACGTCTCGTCGCAAATACTCTCTTGGGAACATGAGGTGTACTTGCAATACTTCCGAGGTGACCAGTTGCTTCCGCGATTGTTGCGGATGCAGTTGATCAATAAGGGGGTTGTTCGGTGCCATGATGGCACGATACGGTACTCTGTTCTCGGGACGAGGTGCAGTGGTGACATGAACACTGCACTCGGTAACTGCCTTCTGATGTCCTCGATGGTATATGCCTACGCCACTCAACTTAGCGTCAAAGTGCGCCTCCTCAACAACGGTGACGATTGTACAGTCATCATGGAACGTAGTGATCTTAGCAGGTTCCTTGTTGGGTTGCATGAGTGGTTTGCTGAACTGGGTTTTCTGATAGAGCAAGAGGAACCAGTCTACCACCTCGAGGGCATTGATTTTTGCCAGACGCGCCCAGTGTTTGATGGACAGCGCTGGCGAATGGTTCGGGATCCACGCACTTGTTTTACCAAGGACGTCACAGTCTTGAAGTATTACAAGGACCCTCGGTTGTGGTATTCCTACATGAAGGCCATAGGGGATTGTGGTATGTCACTTACAGGGGGCATACCAGTGATGCAAGACTTCTATTCTTACTTGCGTCTTACCCCAACACACCTCAAGCTAGCCCGGTGTCATGATCTGGAGACCGGGATGTTTATGTTGGCTAAGGGGTGTAGCGAGAGTTACCGTGAGGTTACACAGATGGCTAGGTACAGTTACTATCGCGCGTTCGGTGTCCTTCCTGAGGCTCAAATGGCCCAAGAAGAGGTCTTGCGGGCAATGCCGCAGCATCCGCACGAGCGTCCGTCACTGTTTCCACCGTCATTTGAGCACCTCTTCGACTTGTGAGGCGATCACTCACAAGTGAGATTGGGTCTCCATTTCACTGCCCAAAACGGCTTGTTCCGTGCTAACCAAATGCCTAGAGACTGCACGGGCAGGAGGGGAGACCCCCTTAGGTGGAGATGTACAGTCCCGTCTGCTCGACGGTATCCAATACAAGAGCATGATCAACCCCACCAGCATTTCATCACGTCAAAAGCAAGGCCTGCAGCAACAGGTCAAAAACATAAGAAATCTAGCGAAGGCTACGAGAACTCTCACGCGCAAGAAGATCCCAGCCGCTGTAGCGACTGGTGGATCATCCAGGTGTCGCGACCTTCGTTTCTCACGTCGCGAGATGGTTGGCACGTTCCTCCTTCCTACGGGGGGATTTGCGTTAGTGCCGCCCTCAGCATCGTTTCCCGGGTTCGATCTTAACCCCGGCAATGCCACCTTGTTTCCCTGGTTGTCAGGGATGGCACCATTATTCGAGAAGTACAGATTCGATCGCCTATCTTTCGACATTTTGCCGTCTGCCCCTACCTCTGTTGGCGGGCGGCTTTACGCAGCTCTGGACTATGACTGGGACGATACGCCAGCCACCACAGCGACCGAGTTAATGTCGAACCTGGGTGCAGTAGAGGGTAGTTTGTGGGATGCTTTAACCTTGCGAGTGGACACCGCTCACCTCAACCAAGTAACCAACGTGAGGTACGTGGCGGATGTCACCCGGCAAGGCGATTCCCAGCGACTAGTGTATGGAGGGTACCTCATGATAGCGGCCTCCCTTTCCGAAGGGACCTACACCTTTGATCTTTGGGTGGACTATGAGGTATCACTCTTTAATCCTGCTCTTCCCACACAAATGGGATATGCACTGTCCTCTTCTACGAGCGTCGTAGTGCCAGTGGGTGGCACCGCTTTTGTTCCAAACATCCCGGTCGTTCCCACCCTCAGGAAGGTGAGGGCGGGGCTCGACGGGGTGCCAAATCTCACGGATGGTCCCCTTGTGGGACAACTCGCTGAGATGTACGCCCTTGGTCCAATGCACAATGGTGTACTAGAACTAGAGGCCCGCCATACGTTGGCTGGTTCCACCCCCGCCTCCTACGCCACAGACACGGTCTTCGATGTCCAACTGTACAACTCCACTGGCGCCTCCCTTGGAGCACTCAGTAGTATCATAGCTTCTGCCCCGCGCATCGCCACTCTCATCCGTTCCGGTATCGACAATGTAGGGACCTGGACGGTTGTGGGCGGGTACAATCGGTGTGGCGCGACGATGATGCTCAACCTTTTGCGCGCGTTCTATCCAACATTGGCTTATCTCGTTCCGTACCTGTATTCGGACGCCGGTAGGTCGTTGGGGGTCTCCTTGAAGGCCCTCCAACACGAGTTCTGAAGCCCCGAAAACACCCCGGAGGGAGCCGTGCGATGCCCCCCGGTATAAATAGGACACAAGAGCCTGCTAACCACAGGGGGTTTAATCTTGTGCCGGACAATGGCCGCACACCACTTTGTCCACCAACGGGAGCG